ATTTTATTCATGAGAATATACAAATTTATTCAACTGGTGGGTTTTTCCATGCATTTATGTTATATAAATTCGCAATATCAGTATTTGTAAGTGGAACAGTAAAATACTGTATATTGCATATTGCGCCATCTAAACCATTTTCATTTCCAGCAATAAATTGGTCAGCCGATGAATATACTGGTAAATCATCACTAAATTGATATGTTTTTTCCAATTTACCATTAATAAAAAGGTCAACCCTTGAATTATTGTAATTGAATACAAAATTATGCCATTTTTGTGTAGGTAGTGATATTTTGTAAGTAGATGTTTCACTGTTTGAAAATTTGAAAATGTAATTATCACCAGTTTTATCAACAACATAAGAAACATAAGGTTTGTAATTTTTGTTGTTATTTGAATCAATATGACCATATTTGAATATATTATTTTGTTGAACACTTGAAATGTTTGATGTAGAATGTGTATTTATGATAGTCCAAAATGAAATAGAATAGTTTGTTCTGTATTGTTTAGTGGTAGTTATTTGGTCAAGTGCGTCTTTGTTAATCAATTCAGTAATTGAACTATTTGCAACCAATATTTCTTTATTCAAATATACTGGATTTTGTAATAATATAGTGCTCTTGGTTTTAATATATTTTGAAACCACTTTTGGTAAATATATATACAACAATACCAATAAAATTTCAATTATAAATAAAATATAAACAGAACTGGGTGTTATTTTGAATTGTTGTTTTATATATTCAACAAAGTCAATAAACATACAAGGAATGAAAAATATGAGTTCAGTAATAAAACGACTATATCCAGTTAAATTACTAATATATTCCAATGCAATTTTGTAAAAAATTGCGAAAGCAATTATAACAATGAGTGGTATTAATAAGTATTTTGAGAAAAATGAAAATATATACAAAGTTTGTTTATTCATAGAACTCCATATATACAGACCAACGATTGCAACTATACACAACATGAATAATCCAATAAAAGAATTTTCAGGGGTTTTATTCAATATACTATACATCATGAATAAGATAAATGGAATAAATATAAGAAAAACATATTTATATGCATTTGTAGTAAGAGCATCTGGGTCTTTGTTGGCATAATAAATTACAATAGATAACAATACAATAAAAACGAAAGTAGGTATATTTGCCAAGAAATCATTTTTCAAATATTCTGTGTTTTCAGCAAAAGTAAAACCGGTCATATAGTTTGAAAAGTCATTGAGTGTAATTGTTGAATTGGTTGATAAAACCAATGAAGAAATAAGGAATATAATTCCAAAAATAACTAATATAGGTATTCCAATTTCATTAGTTACTTTTTTGAATCCAAGTAAAAAACTAAATATAAATGTTAATGTAAATCCAATAAATGCTAAAAATATATGCCACCATTTTTTGTATTCTTCATAAAACAATGGAAGAATAAGAAATAATAATCCAAATGTAACAGTGAATGGTATTCCAATACTCATATTTACTTGATTTCTTCCAAGCAACGTTCCAAAAACCAACGTAAATAAAAATGATATTGCAATGATGACATGATGCCACCAATCAATTTTGGCAGGAGGCAATAATGGTAAAAATAGAGTGATTAATCCAAAAATACCAATGATTGGTCCTGCATATTTTAAATCAATGTATCTAAATCCAAATAATAACCCCAATACCAACGTCAATAAGAATGCTAAACCTAATGCACTTTTTGTATAAATATTATCTTGACTTACAGAGAACATTAATATAATCAAACCAAATGTTGCAATAACAGGCATTGTTTGTTGTAAGTTCAAACCTTTTAGATTCATTTTCAACGATGAGAATATAAGAAACATTATTATCATAATTGTTGATAAAACGATGGGAATGTTATAGTGATTTAACCATTTCATCCATGGTTGTATAGTGGTTGAAAATGTTTCTAATGGCACATATATTATTGTGATTAAAATAACAATTGCGATAACCGGAATGACTGCTGCGGCTATTGCTGCCTTCTTTTCAATATCATTCATTTAATATATAAATAGAATAATATTTTGTTTTACATAATATTATAATATTATTTATAAATTTTCAATAGCTGTTTTTTCTCCATGACAATCTCTACATAATGCCTCTAAATTATCTACATGATTACTACCGCCATGTTCTAAACGTGTTTTGTGGTCAACTTCAAACCATGCAGGTAATTGTTTTGTGCATTTACCACAACGCCAATTTTGGCGCGCTGCAACAAATTTCTTTTTAGTTTCGCTCACAGAACGTTTGGTAGTTTTGCCTCCGGTTGCATTTGAGGCACCCGAGTTCATAACACGCGATTGTTGATAATTTTGATGGGGAGGCATTTGGAGAAAAGGATGATTGTAATCGCCGTATTGGTCATTTGCAAAAGTTTGTTTAGTAGTAAAATCTAAAATTGGCGAAATATATCTACTGGTATTTTTATCAATAGGCATGTATTTCAAATATTCATTGGAAGTCATCAAAATATTTTTTGCATGTAATGGATTCTTTTTTATTAATATATAAATTACAAAAGCAGCAAAAACAACCCCAGCCATTTTATAATATTTTTTCCAAGATAATGCCATTTTGAAATACTTACCATCAGTGTGTATATTTGCAACAATAAAAGCGGTAATCAAAATTAATATTATTTCAAATCTCATATATATTACAAACAGAATTTATCTATAGATGTATATGAAAAGTATGAAAAGTAGTATAATAGAAAAATGAATGTAGTGTTTATGAATATGAAATCTTTCAGCTAAAGATATTTGTTTAGGTTTATATGCGGAATAATAAATATCATTTGCCTCTTCAAACAATAATTGTTCTTTACCCAATATAGCATTGATTTTGTTATGTATGAAAAACATCCAACGAACAAACGAATCACGATTATCTAAATAAGGAGAAACCGGGTATTTGTCCAATAAATTACTAAATCTATTTCCAATATCGGTGTTTGGTATAAAAAGTGGTAAATTTTGTATAAAATCATAGTATTTCTTTTTAGTCACTTTATTTGGAGTTAAAGGATAAGAATATGCAATAGTATGTAGAAAAAACCAATAATGTGGTCCCCACACATTTGGATCAAACAACATATTCCCGAATTAAAACTATATAGAAACATACGAATATAATCATAGAGAAAGCACGAATAATGAATAATATAGATAATTATTGTAATAATTGTGGAAAATATGGTCATTTATATCATCAATGTAAAACGCCAATCACGAGTTTTGGAATAATAGTATTCCGTATAAAAGAAGGAACTCCACAATATTTGATGATACGTCGTAAAGATACATTAGGATATATTGATTTTATGCGAGGTAAATATTCAATTAATAATAAATATTTTATAATGAATATGCTAAAACAAATGACGGTAGATGAAAAACAAAAATTAATAGAAAATGATTTTGATAAATTATGGATAGAATTATGGGGAACAAGTTCGGCAGTATTGAATCAATATAAGTCAGAAGAAATAAATTCAAAAGAAAAATTCAACTTATTGAAAGAAGGAGTATATACAAAATTAGGGTTTTACAATATGAAACAATTAGTAGAAGAAAGTAATCAATATGACATATGGATTGAGCCAGAATGGGGATTTCCAAAAGGACGTCGTAATTATCAAGAAACAGATTATGATTGTGCATTGCGAGAATTTTCAGAAGAAACTGGCTATTCTGTTAAAAAATTAAAAAATATTCATAATATATTACCGTTTGAAGAAATATTTACAGGTTCAAATTATAAATCATATAAACACAAATATTATTTGATGTATATGAAATATGAAGACACAACTTCAATTACAAATTATCAAAAAGATGAAGTTAGTAAAATGTCATGGAAAGATTATGACGAATGTATTTCTTCTATGCGAAAATATAATTTAGAAAAAATGAGATTGATTTCAAATATACATACTGCAATAAAAAAATACAAAATATATAGTGGATGATAAGTGTAAAATAATGTTTTTATTGTTATAGAAATATATAGTCTTATTATAAGAGTATATATTATGAACGTTGATTCGACCTCCAAAAAAGGAAAAAAAGAGAAGAGGTGTCCAAATGGAACGAGAAAAAACAAAAAGACTGGTAAATGTGAAATGATAGATGTTAAACCAATTACACAATCACTTCCTATACAACCCAGCCCTGTGGGCGAAACAATTCTTCCAGAAAATTTACCGGATAGTGAAAATATTTCATTAGAACAAAAAAAAATAAATACATTTCCATCATTGCAACTGGAAAAAGATATTTCAAATGTTGCAAGTGAAAGTGTAATGGAAGAAGCAAATACATCTTTATTTCCAACGGAAACAAATGTTGTAAGTGAAAGTGCAATGGAAGAAGCAAATACATCTTTATTTCCAACGGAAACAAATGTTGCAAGTGAAAGTGCAATGGAAGAAGCAAATACACCTTTATTTCCAACAGAAACAAATGTTGCAAGTGAAAGTGCAATGCAAGAAAAAAAAACAGCAAAATCAACAAAAGATAAAAGATGTCCAAATGGCACACGAAAAAATCCAAAAACAGGTGTATGCGAACCAATTAAAAAAAGAATAACTAAAAAATCACGTGAATTAGATATGCCAGAACGACCATCATCAACCCCTGTTAAAAAATCAATGCAAATTCGTTCTCCGGAGAATGTTGAAATTCCAGTAGAAACTCAACCAGTTGAGAACAAAAATACATTGATAGAAATAGATACAAATATTACAGGTATGAATAAAGAATCGAATGAATATTTATTGAAAAAAGAAAAGATGGAATATGATTATAATGCAACAAATAATGATTATGATTTTTTATATCCAGAATTGAACGACCCAAATTTCAATATAAAAATTGCTAAACGTAAAGAATTCAATGATACAAAATATGATGGAACAATACATGATATTAAAAAACAAGCAAATATTTTATGTAATGCAAAATTTGAATTGATGCCTCATCAATTGTTTGTAAAAAATTTCATGTCATTTCAAACGCCATATAATAGTTTATTATTATACAATGCATTGGGTAGTGGAAAAACATGTAGTGCAATAGGTATTGCAGAAGAAATGCGTTCTTATATGAAACAAATAGGAATAAAACAAAGAATTATAGTAGTTGCGTCTCCAAATGTTCAATCCAATTTCAGGTTACAATTATTTGATGAGCGAAAATTAGAATTAATACGAAACTCTAATATTGACACTGGTTTATGGAATATAGAAGCATGTGTGGGAAATGCTCTTATAAATGAAGTAAATCCTACGCAGTTGGAGGGTATGCCACGAGATAAAGTAATAAGTCATATAAAAAGAATAATAAATAATTATTATTTATTTATGGGATATGGTCAGTTATCCAATTATATATCTAATTCAATGAAAGACGAAAAAGGAGAACTTAAAGGAGATGCATTGAAAAAGATGGAAATAAGAAAAATAAAAAAAGTTTTCAATAATCGTTTGATTATAATAGATGAAGTTCATAATATTCGTATAACGGATGATAATAATAGTGAA